CTAAAAGTGCCATAAGATGCCACAATAATAGCATCACTTTCTCCTTCTGTAATAGCACGAATTGATTCTCTGACTTCAACATCTGTATCTCCGTAAACAAAAAATACTTTACGATTTCCCTTTTCAGCGTCTATCAACTTAAACAATTCTTTACCGTGTTTCTCAACCAATTGAAAGAGAACTAGAGAGTTTCCTTTTAATGACAAAACTAGATTTTTAATAAATGCATTTCTTTGTGCATTCATAACTATGTATTCTATCTCGGATTGATAGTCCCAAGACCTAGCTTGCTTACACGCTTCTTCTGGATGTTTGAGTATCAGACATTTTATTTTGAAGTCTGCTAGTTGTTTGTTATCAATCAATTCTTTGGTAGTTATTACTTTCAACACAGCACCAAACAAACCCTCAAGCACAAGTTTGTGTGTTTGTGTGCCATCAAGAGTACCAGTGCAACCTATACGATACTTCGTTTCTGTAAGACCACTCATAATTGTAGCCAACGATTTAGCTTTAAATTGATGCGCTTCATCACCAAGAACAAAATCAAATTGTTCAAAGTATTCTGGCTCACGATTGTAGATAGATTGCCAGGTAGTAATAGTTAAAAACTTATCTGTGTTTTTATCTTTACCTGCGTATTGTTTGTGGCAGTTTGTTTCAGAATCATATCCGTATGATTTGAAGTCTGAGTACATCTGTTCTACCAAAGATGTTGTTGGCACAATCAACAAACCTTTCTTAAGGTCTTCATCTTGTATCTTGCGGAGAATCAAATAAAGAATGAGAGATTTACCTGACGCGGTAGGCGAAAGTAGTAGTGAGCGTTTGTTTCTTATTGCATGAACAAAAGAAGATAGTTGATAATCTCTTGGTACAATAGGTAAGTTTAGTGTTGAGATAAACTGTTCAGCTTCTTTAACTGAGAAGTTGTTTGTTAAGTTGACTTCTGGATAATAAAATACTTTGTAGTTTCTATCATCACAAAACTTTTGTATGTATGGTATCAAACCATAGTACATAGAGTAAGTTCTTAAATCAAGAAGACGTATCTTTCCATCCCATAACCTATTCTTGTATGCTGGTGTAAATTGATATCCAGGAACATGAAATGTAAAATGGTCAGATATTTCTTGAGCGAGGCTTTTTTCACACTCTAGTTTTATATAAGCCTCATTGACCTTACTAATAATTAAATCAGACACCCTGTACGAACCGTTCCCAATCAATAAATGATTTAAGTTGAAATGTTCTACTATGTAGTTCTTTCAAAATCAACTCACAGCAACTGACAATTTCTTCATGCATCATTCTAGATGCGATAAATTTATTCAAGTCTTCATCTGCTTCCATGTATGTGGTAATTTCAGACTTGATTGTAAATGGGAATGGTGTCCAGCCATACTTCCGCAAATCATCATCACCCATCTTGCCAGTGTAGTATTCCCATTTAATTTTCTTCATCCGGGAATATTTGAAGTCAGCATCTTTACAAAGCAACTTATGGTGTGATAGAATGTTCAGATACTTGCTGTGAAGCTGTGGTATATCAATTAGTGCTTTACCAGGCTCTGTTCTATCAATTTTGGAATCTTTATTCCACTCATTCATTAATTCTTCAAGTTTAGTCATTACAATTCCTCCTTGTAGGAGTATACATCAATTAAAACATTTTGTCAATAGTGTAGTAGGTATATCTGAAAGATGCATCAGATGTTAGAATATTTTCTGGTGTATCTTGTGATGCTAACATGAAAGATGCTAGTGACGTTGGAAATACATCTACAAACTTAAATCTGTATAGTGGTGTAAATGCAGATGAGTATATGGTAAGTGTTGCATCAGAAAATTGTGGCGTCTTTGGATTACCAAAATTTTTAGATAGTCTAGGCAATTCACGATATTGTTCAAAGTCTTCTGGGAATGTCATAGCACGAATCCAATCGTGTATCTCAATCCATGAACGCATTTCTTCATCAATAGCAAATGTAACGTTAAGCAAATCATAGATTGCTTTTTCACCAGGAGAATATTTCTCTACGAATGGTGTAGATACTGGTACTTCTCCCATAGAGATACCAGGTACTGATACTGCTTGACAGAAATACTGAATGTTTGGCACCCGTGAGAAAGTTAATTGAAACTTATTTGGGTGTAAAAAATTCTGATTTAGTGGAGTGCTTGATGTTGGTGTAGTTGCCATATGTATATTTATAAACGAAAAAAGGGGAACATTTCTGTTCCCCTTTAAAGTACCCCTCTTAATGGAGGCTTAGATTACATAATGTTCGTAATCTTGAATGCACGGTAGTACAAGTTGCTTGTCTGTGTCAAAGCACCTTGACCTTGAGTCGCACCTTCAGCAAATGGATTAGCAACTAGACCGTAACGGGTCTTGAAGCCAATTTTTGGCTGGAAGGTAGTTGTATCAACCGCACGAACCATTTGTAGAGGAACGTATGGGCAATAGAACAAACCAGCATCATAAGCGTTAGAACCTTTGAAGCCCATAACTGCAAACTCAGAAGTAGAGTTAGCGCCGAAATATGGATCAATGTACACTTTGATACGACCGAACAATGTACCAGCAAAGGTGTTACCGGTGTCATCAACTGTTAGGCTAACTTGACCTTGTAGTGCTGATGAATAGTCTAGAATGCCAGCCATTGCAAGAGCAGAAGCTACATCAGAAGAACAAATCATCACGTTACCTTTACCACGACGGGTTGTCTTAGCAATGGTGTTAGCTTCACGTTCCAATTGGAATGCCAAGCCTTTAACTTTTTCAACCATCCAACGACCGTTAGAGTCTGTGTCAAGGTCAAAAGTACCAACTGTGGTTGTACCAACTTTACAGCCGACTTTAGCAACTGTATAGATTGTACGTAGAACTTCACGGTTGATTTCAGCAAGAATCTCAGAAGAAAGAATGTTGCTCAATTCGGTTTCAGCGTCAAGACCATGAACTGCTTTCAAGTCTTGTGCCAATTCCATTGAGTATTCTGCTTTCAATTGACGGGTCTTAGCAGTAACGGTAACTTTCTCAATTGAGAAGCCCATTTCTTGTAGAGCATCACCTTCACCAGAAGCTGTAGACAAACCTGTAGAAGTGTTAGCATCAAACACGCCGAATGGACGGTCAGATGTAGCAGACTTCATTGCAAGAGTTTGTTGTGCAAGAGAAGCACCAGCAGCCGAGAAGTTTGTATTAGCTTCGTTGTAGAAGGCTTCATTTGTACCTGATGGCTGAGTGTTGGTACCGTAGATTGAACGCATTGCGAAAATCATACCTGTTGGTCCAGTCATAGGCTGAACACCGCAGATATCATAAGCAATTAGGTTAGGCAATGAACGGCGAACCAAGCTGATAAGGATTGGATCGAAACCAGCAACAGCACCAGTAGCTGTAGCACCACTACCGAAACCACCTGTACCAGATGAGTTTGTTGGAGCGGCTTCATGTAGATAGCCATTTTCTTTAGCCATAGCTTGTACTTGGTTCTCAAGTACCAATGCTGTAACAGCACGTTTGTATGGATCAGAAATTTTTGGTAGGTCAGCGTGTTCTAGAACAGGCGCCCATTTTTTTTGTAGGTCTTCGGAAAGATACATTTAGAGTCTCCTTGGGTTTAAATTAAAATCTGTTTGTTTTTGAAATCGATTGAACAATTGAATTAACGAATGCATCGCTAGAAACTTGTGGTTTCTTGTCTTCAACATCTTCATTCATTTGTTCGTGAAGTTGGGCTCCATCGGCCTTCTTTACACCAGAAGGGAAATAATTCTCACGAATTGTCTCAAGTTTTTGTTTGTATTCTTCCTCTGTGGAGAACTCTACACTCTCTGCAAGTGTTTTAATTTTTTCAACTTGAGTGTCGGTCAAACCTTCACATACTTCACGGGTAACTTCTACTTTGTGAGCTTCAACCAATTCTTTACGATATTGTACTGAACGCTCAACTTCCTCGTTTAACTTGCCTTCCAATTCATCAATCTTGGTAGCCATTTCGTCAACGAGGTCAACTTTCTCTGCAGGAACATCAATGTAGTGTTCTGCGAATAGGTTACGGAGACCAGAGATGAAATCTTCTGTCAATTCAGCACGAATGCCTTTTTCAATTGCGATTTCATTGTCTGCCATCCACTGCTCAACCACATAAGCAATATAGTCATTTACTTTTTCGGTTAAGTCTTCTTTAACTGCTTCAACTGCTTCTTCTAGCATAGATGCGTAGCGAGATTCAGTTTCTTCCTCAATTTGTTTAACACGGTCAAGGACACGGGCTTCAAAAATTGTGGTAACTTTTTGTTTGAATTCTTCTGAGATTGTGTTGTCATCAGCAAACAAAGCGTTGATATCTTCGGAAAGATTTAATTCAACTTCTTCAATTTGTTCTTCTGAAACAACTTCGCCCTCAACTTCTACTTCTTCTTGTTTAGCAGAAGCCGCAGAAGGTTTAGTCGCCGGTGCTGTTGCACTCTTTGTAGCGGGCGTAATTTTGTGCGAGTCATCATCTTGCTTGGCATTCATTGGGGTTGGACCGCCAGCATCAACTTGTTCGCCAGGTAGCTTTTCTGGAGGCATAGCATTCTTACCCTTGCCTGATGCAAGAATCTCAGCAGCCGCCTCAAAAAGTTTATTTGTAGCCATTAGGAATCTCCTTTTGTGTATATTTATTTATAATAATTAAAGTTTTGATAGAAAATTTTCAAAGAGGCGAATAGCCACTTTTTCAACATCTTTTCTTGGGGCTCTTTGAATTGCTTGTTTCGTTCTGTCAATATCAACTTCAACAAAACGTCCTTCAACAAATAACCATTCTTTGTTTTCCATGATGCCGTTTACGAATGCACCTGGTGCTGAAGGATCAGCAACAATATCTGCGGCCGTAGCCAAACGAAAATCACCACCAACAATGTTAATTCCGTCTTCACCAGGAATCAAAGAACCCATGCCTCTTGAGGAAACACCTAGACTAACACCAGAATCAATAAAGTTCTTTACAATGTTGCCGTATGGTGTCTCAAGAATTTGTGCTTTACCAATAAAAACATTACCGTTTTCTTTAAGAGAAATGATTTTATGTGATACACGTTCCAAGTTTAATGTTGGTGTATCTGGATGACCTAATTCTCCCAAAGCACGATTTGTCATAATGTACTCTTGATTATATCTACCAACTTCTTCTCGTAGTGTATCCATCTTATACATTCTACGATTCTTGTTAGCTTGTTCTCCAACTAGAAAGACACCTTCAATATAAAGATTTTTCTTTCCGTTTTCTTTTACTTCAGTAATATACTGAACGTCTTCAATTGTTTCTGTAATTAGTTTCATACTAGGAATCCTGTATCTGGTTCTCTGATATATGTTGCAGACTTTGTTAGTCCGATGAATGCTGTGCCAGCACCTGTATTAACAAAGTAAATATTTGCAGTAGATGTGTTTGCCACAGAAATATCAAAAATAGAAAGTGGTAATGATCCTTCACCGAATGCTTGAAGCACTAATGTTCCAGTTGCATCATTACCACGATATACTTCAATCACACCAGATGTTGACCAGTGAAACTGATTGATAGTCGCAGATGAGATAATCTCATTTTGTGTATTTGTTGAAAGCTGGTTCAAATTAATACGAACGTTGGCACTTGCACCAACGATACGAATTGTTGATTTTGAACGGGCTACGTTTACTATTTCGAATGCCATTTTATTTTATTCCCATTGAAGTGCGGCGGCGCAAAGACATTTTTCTTTTCAGTAATGTTCTATTCAACTTTGCTCTACCTTTAGTTTTCCAATATCTCTTTAACTTTCTTGATTTCTGGATTCTTGCCATTGCAGGAATTCTTTTAACAGTATTACCAAAAATTCTAAAACCCTTAATCG